TCTACTGTAAAACGAACTCTATAGTTATGCCCATGTAAATGCGCACACTTACTTTCATGTTGATAGACTCTGTGTCCTGTACTGAAATCGTGATATCTTTCTGCTTGTATTATCATAAATTAATTACCTTTATTACTCCATATTGAAACATTGTCGTCTGACAGTTAATTCTTTTAATTACACTGTTTACTAATTCTATCATTTTATTAGAATTTCCGCAAATGATTGTTAGTGGTAGTTTACCCTGATTCATGTAAATAAAATTCTCTACTAACCTATCTACATCCTCATGTTTTACACCATGTAAATCTAGTTGTGTTATTGTGTTAGAACTTCCCACATTTCTTTTTTGTCTAAATCTTCTAACCATTCATCTTCCTCCGCAAACTTTGGCAATTGCTTTAACATATCACCCAGTTGTTTGTGTATCATATACATTTCTTGTTTAAGTGTCCATTGTGTAAACCCATCATTATATGGGCTTTGAACTTCAATGTATAATTTGGTTAATGTACTTTCTAAATAACTCGTGTCTGGTTTGCGGTATCCCATGTTAATCCTTACAATTACAATTGCGGCCTTGATTGCAATCACATGTGCAATCACTCTTAGGTAATAGTCTTGCTACTCTGATAAAGGCAGCTATTACAATTATCAATACAATGATATTACCTATCATTCTTTCGTACTCAACATCGCTTAACCTAGGTCGGTTAAAGAAACCATCCGCATAAATTCTGCTCTTGCGGCTGGGTCAGTTTTGAATCCCCCACCCAAGCGACTAGTCACAGTAGAGCTACCTGTATCTTCTACACCTCTGCTACGAACACAATAGTGTCTAGCATTGATTACTACCGCAACATCTTCAGTCTCCAGTATAAATTGGAGAGTGTGGAAGATTTGTTCGGTGAGTCGCTCTTGGATTTGAGGGCGCTTACTGAAATACTCAACAATACGGTTAATTTTTGATAATCCGAGGACTTTTTGTTTGGGAACATATGCTACTGTTGCAAGACCATCGATGATTACAAAGTGATGTTCACAGTTGCTTTGCACACTAACATTACGCTCTACAACCATTTCGTTGTAATTCATTTTGTTATCTACAGTTGTACACTTTGGAAATGCATCGTAGTCGAGGCCCCAAAATACTTCTCCGACATACATTTTAGCAACACGCTTAGGTGTATCTATTAAACTGTCGTCGGAAAGGTCTAGCCCTAATGCTTCCATAATATCCCTAAACTTGCGTTCAATGATTTCAACTTTATCGGTGCGACTCAACCCATTATCTACAGTAGGAGTTTCTACTCCCATCTTAACTAGATATTCATGCACCTGGCGACCTAATTCAGGATCACACTTGTTCTTATTGAAGCTCATCTTTATTCATCCTTTTTAAATGTTGTGTTAAATTACCTAAGTCAAATTCTCTTTTACAACAAAGACAACAACCTCTATACAATGAGAATCTTTGGCCATTTTTGTTTATTTTAGCACTATTGCTCATCTTTTGTCTAGTCTTTTGGGACTTTGGTTTTTTACTTGCGTTACCTATTTTCTCTTTGGTTTCTTGGCTGTGCGTTAGTCCTAAGGCAAACTTGTTACCTTTAATTTTTTCAGATTGAGCCAATCTACCAGCGTCAGTTTCTTTAGTTTTTCCTAAATTGCGTAGTCGCAATCGTTCTTTGTGTTCAGCTTTGCGTTCAGGTGAATAATTGTTGATCGTTTCTCTGCGTTTGGCATAGGCTTCCGGGCCTAGATTTCCACCTATGCCACCTACAGCTATGTTGTATCCTTGGTTTCTACTATCGTATCTAATAATAGTAGGTTCTTCTAACTCGCTGATATACTTTCTATCTTCTGATTCTTCAAGTAATTCTATGCTAAAGTTTTCTGAACCATACTTATTGATAGCGTATTGAATAGGATATTTTGGATTTCGTGAATGACTTATGTGTAAAGTTAGTCGTTCTTCTAAGGTTTGTTTTGTAATTCCAATGTAGGTTTTACCATTAACCGCATTGGTGATTTTGTATAATTTATACATTTCTCTCTCCAAAGCATCTATCGTTAATGCTCAACGGAAGTATTCACTTCAATATTGCTACCGCTGTGTAGCAATATTATTTATCATTGGTTACGCAGATGTCAATTGTTTTTTGTAACCTTTGTGTTACAGATGTATTTATTGTTTTCATGTAATGCTATTATAAATTATTTACAAAAGGTACCAATACCTTTTTGGCAAACTCAATATGATGTTCTACAGTGGGATGTAAATCTTTATCTGCAAACGGTATTCTTGATTGAAAACACCAAGTTTGATAGTTTTTTATTTTTAAAAATGTTGACCTATCTAATAAATCATATAAATGTTGCGTATTAATATTAGGAACTTCAGATAAAACATTATCTGAATATTTGCCCATAAAATATTTAATGTTGTGCATTTTTAAAAACCATTGAGTTCTTAAAATATGTTCAAGTGTTAATATTTCATCATTCATATCGTCTTGGAAATACTTATAATAAATTTCTGTAAAAGTATTATCAAAACCTACATGAACCGGGAACCAATTTTTATCTGCACCCTCAATAAATCTATTACTTAAAAGTGGTATAGAACCATCTGGCGATTTAAAATTTCCAACGTTCCAATTATAATTTTTAGACTTTTCAATATTTACATTATTAGTATCGACATTTGATCTGAAAAAATCTAATCTACTTTTTCCACTCCATATAATCCCTACTAATAATTCTTCTGGTTTATAACTTTTTAGTGCCTCGGTGACACCATAAATTATACTTCTACTAATTCTACCGTTACCTGTTGCCAACAACCCATAATTTTTTACATCACAATTTAACTCTTGCGACAACTGATAGGGCCAACTGTTGCTCCCATCAGTAAAACTACAACCTGAGGCAATTAGTAGTTTATAACTCATTAGTACTTGTTTTCTCTGGTATGTTTTCGGTAATCAGTACTCATACGCAAATATTGATCACCATTGCCTTCTAAGATATCACAAATGCGATCAATAGTTTTATCGGTATAATCACTGATCTTGCCAATACTCTTGTGTGGGTTGAATAATAACGTTTCTAATTTATTCATAGCGTCATCAATAGACCACGGTATATACATACGTTCGTGATCATTTGCAAAAGTTTCTGGAAAGCTGCGATATGCAGGATATAATACATTACAACCTAAACTATCAGCCTCACTAACAGTATTGCTTACCCAGTCTTGTAATGCACAATTAAACAATACCCTAGTATCATTTAACAATTCATAATACGTATTTTTATCTAAATCTTCGTATATTTTAAGTTTACCTTCATCAGATAAGCGTTTTGTGCGTGCCATATAGCTGTCATTATTGCTACGTAGTTTAGAGCCACTGAACAACGCAAATTCTACAGTGTTGCCATGTTTTTTGTGCCAGGCTTCAATTAAGTCCATATAAAAGTCTGGTTGCTTTTCTTGATCCCAACGTGCCGAAAATGCAACACGCTTTTTGCGATCATAAAAATACTTAATATTGTTGTTTACTCTACCCTGTACTTCTTTTTTACCAAATGCCAAGCCACTGATATTATAGATTGGTGCTTGCCAACCTGCAATCTTCATGTGCGCAACCATTTCTTCATTACTAGCTAACACGCCATCTACAAATGAATCGACCATCTTTTCGAAATGCCCCATCCATTTACTCATGCCCCATACATGTACAAAATCATCTGGATCAATACTTTGTGCTAAACAACGAACAAAAACTTTTGGACAATATTCAGCAGGTAACTGATTCATAATATATGGAAGACTTTCAATTCCGGGCTGAAACATATCTTCAAAATAAACAACATCTTGATTGTTTACCTCCCCCGCTTTCATCATACGAATTAAATTCATTAATTGACTCATGCCGAAATATGTACGACCATGCGCATCTAATACTTGACCAGTAACAATAGCTTGATCATTACTTAATGTATCGCCGGGTACTACTACATAATCTATACCCCTACGATCAAATACATCAGTGTTCCACTGTTGTAATTGAAGTGTATATCTTGCCTTATAAGGTTCTAACCCCATATAAAATAGTTTACGCATTTGTTTCTCCATATAGTTCTTTTAAAAGATGTATCATACTTTCCCATTGTTCTTTAGTGGAACTGTTAAATCCATTAACAGGTCTTGGTGCTTCCAACCAGGGAAATTCCATTGGTTTCATTATTTGTAAAAAGTTTTTAACTTTTTCTTCTGCTTTGATATGTAGATTGTACCAAAGTTGATGAATTTCATTTGCCTCTTTGTATACATTTGTAATGTTAAGAAAATCACAAATTTCATCATATAAGATTTTATCTAACATAGGTTTGTATATATCTTTAAAATTAATGTATAATACTTTTTCAGAATCTTTGATTGATGAATTTGTTTGGTTAATTTCTGATGTTTCTTGTAAAAACATTTCTTTTGTCAATCCATTTAATAATGGATTGAGTTTTGCATACATTTTTAAACAGTCGTTTGGTTCTGCATTAATTACTAAAAATTTAGAAGATTTATTAGGAATTAATTTTAAATTATGATGAACTTGTATTATATTATTCAATAAGTATCTATGAATTGATTCATATCTAATCCAATTAAAACAATTTCTATCTTTCCTATATACATTTAGTTTAATAAAAATAGTTTTTTCAGTCAAATTATTAGGCATAATTGACATTGAATCATACTCCGTTGATAATAGTAATAACCATCTAAGATGATTCATACCACTACCAAGCGGAGCTATGATTGTATGCATATTAATTTTGCGATTTTAAATTTTCTGCCCACATATCACGTACTGGTTTACCAGCAAGTAATTTGCTATACTGTCGCCAGACATAGCTACGATCCTTATAAAGATCCGCTTCGTCAAAACGATATCCATATTCTTTGCAGAACGCTAGATAATTTTCCAAGTCTTGGAAAATTTGTTTGACACGGGGATTTACTTTATGATCATTTCTCGACATTTTTTCTTCCTTAAATAACAATTGATTGTGATGGATAAGTTAAATTATATTGAATTGTTGCACCGTTTTCATTATCTTCGGATACACTAATTTCGATACTTCTACTGGGATACTGACTACAATGTATATAGTCGTATCTATTTCTCAGTGTGAAATGATAAGTAATGATATGAGCAAACCATTCACAACTAAAAAATTCGTTAACGATGCTATTAACAAGTTTAATCATAAATTTAATTATAGCAAAGTTTCATATGTAAATGCAAACACTTTGGTTACCATAATATGTCCTGATCACGGAGAATTTAAAATTAGTCCATGGAAATTTTTGAATAGTAAGCACGGATGTAAAGCGTGTGCTGTTAAAGTGATGGCTTCTAAACAAAAAGAACTTACTAAGAAAAAACTTGAAGAACTTAAAAAAATCAATGACGCACTGTATGAGTACCCCGAATGTCATTTCAATGGCATTAAAGATAAAATTCCAGTGCAATGTAAAAAGCATGGTATTTTTCATGTTACTGTTGATCATCATTTACACGGCGTTGGTTGTAAAAAATGTGCTGACGAACGCAAGACCGGTGGGTATAATTTACAATGGTTTGATGCCGATACTAATAGGAAGTCATTGCCGGGTATATTATACATAATTGAAGTTTATAATGATTCTGAACGATTTATTAAAATTGGAATTACAAAAAATTCTGTAAGTAAACGATATAATAACTCGCCCTTCAAAAAATACCAATATAAAATAATTTACCAATTCTACGACTCATTGTACCGGTGCTTTTTGAAAGAAGAAGAAATCAAGCGTTTATTTAAAGAATATCTATATTCTCCTAAACATAAATTTCATCACACTGAGAGTTTTACTCTCGGTGCGTTACCTCAAATTTTAGAGTTATATGAAATTACGCAACCATTCTCCCCATCTTCGCTAACTTCAATCTGAACATCTCGGTTTGGATATTTTATCGCAATCATACCGTATAAGTCGTCTGCTATCATCTCGCAACTTTTGTAATCCAATTCTAGTGTGGTTGTTGAATAAAGATTCAACAGCCACCTTTTAAACTGAATAAACTCAATATCCCTATCGTTGTGAAATACTTCTATCGCCACTTTAAAGTGAAAAATGTGACGATGTGGGTTCGCTAAAAAACTAACGTCTGTTAGATTTGGGTCTGTAGCAGCAGCTGGATAACAATGAATGCCTTCACGCTGAAAAGTTACCCATATAAGTCGTTTTGCACGATTCATAATACGATTTCTTTTTTCTGCCAATGCTTGTGTTAATTGATCTTCCATTACTCATCTCCATAGCCAACACGTTCATAATTTTCTTCAAATTGTAAACGGTTGTATTGTTTAATTTGCGACATAACCATATCTAATTCATTTCGTAAATTAGTTAACTGATGAGGTTGTTCAGTTAAACTAATTTCTTTACTAAGATTTTTCTTCTGCTTTTCTAAAGACTCGATTATTGTTGTGTAATTCATTTATTCTCCAAAATTAAACAAACTGTGATTATCTACAGTGGCTACTTCAACAACTTTTTTAGTTGATTCTTTTTTAGTTTTGGCACTATTTGCCCCATCAAACAACTGTTCAAATTTAGTGTTACTATTGACAGCACGTTTGCCAGTGTACCCATAACTACCGCCCTGTATCTGCATAAAATATTTACTATGTTTCTCAATTAAGTCCAAACTTTTCTGTCTATCGTTTAAACTGAAAATTTCATCGACCAACTCATTAAATTTTACACTATTAATATTATTAATCAACATCTTTGGTATAATACCTTGTTCATATTTTTTATTAGCTTCTTGAACAGCGCTAATATGCTGATAAACATTATGTGCTTGCATTATGGTATAACTTAGTGTATCCCAACTTGTTTTGGTTTCTTTGCCATGTTGACCCAAAAAGCCAATGCCTCTATAACAAATATCTTTAACAGATAGCATATCTGTAATTGGGCTACTACTAAATGTACTGTGTATTTTATCTTGTAATACAGCATCTACAAAAGTTCTGTTGTCAGTGGCATACTTTTTGTTTTCAGCAGTCTTTTCCATTCTATAAGACCATTTCTTATTATGTTCTATGTTATTTTCATAATAAGCCAAACCTTTAGCAGCACTGAGAAATGGGCTAGCACAGTCAAATGTTATTTGAAGTTTTGGGTTTACGTATTTGCGTAGTGCACGCTGTATAACGGTAAAGATTACAGCATATTCTAAAATACTTGTACCCAAACAGTGAATAAGATCATGCTTACCTTCTTGTAACAATCCATCATGTACAATGTGTACTAATCGTTTAAGTGCCAAATGTATATCAGCTTTATTTTGACCACCAAACGCCCAGCCATTAAAATGATTGTCGGGATAGATATTTGGATCACAATAACGTTTCATTTCCTGATACCAATCATCACTTTGCGTATGATTGTGACCTTGTAATACATTTAAAAACTTACATTCACCATTACGATTATCAATAAAATATTCATTATTAATATGTGTTGCTTTAATAGCATCTTGCAATGTTTGAATACCATGACAGCTTACGCCATTTTTGTCTAGTTTATCATAAGTTTCTAAACTTTGACTGGGAATGTCAAGACACATACCATAATCCATGTATGTGTCCATCCATTTCAATACAGCTTTGCGTTTTTCCATAGCACGTGGGCAGTTAGGATCTTTCCAATCAGCATGCCATTGACCTTTTAGAATTTGAAATCCGCCACTATCGCCAAGTAGAAATGTTCCTTCTTCACGTTTGCGTACCACACTTTCATTATGATCATCAACAGATGTATCTAAGTTAGCATGACCTGCGCTATATAGACCCCATTTATAAGTGAATAATCCATTACTACTGTAATAGTTTAAACGTTCTGTGTCGCCGTTAAACGCACTGGGAATACGTGATTGTTCAAAATAGTTTTCACCTTCACGTTGTTTACCAAGCCCACTAATAAAAAAACTACTAATGGCTGGCAAAAACAATGCCCATTCAGAATCTTGACTTACATTGAGGTCTACTTGTTTCATTGTGTTAATGTTTTTACCATTTCTAATTTTTGTTTAGCAATTTCAATAGTGTCTAATAAGTCTTTCACTGCTGTATTGGTTTCTGCTAATTTTTTAAACTCAATTTCTTCATTCATTTTCTTTTCTGCCCAGTTTAAAACTTTTGAAGTACGTTCGTCAAGATCAACGTTTACATAATTAGGCATTGAGTGCCAATAACTACCTGCATCAATTTCAAAACACATACTGGAGTTATTCCAACGCACTGCTCCTTTAGCAAAAGGGGTACTTGGTGTACCAGAATATCCTATAGTTTCTTTACTACCACCTTCTGTAATTTTAAAAAGATTGACAGTTATCATATTACTTTTGTAGTGCCGGGAATAAAAATTGATAAGTTGCAATACCGCTATCTAATGTGATTTCTGCAACACCCTGATCGCTAAAGCGAACTTTTTTATTGTCTCCTGACAATTCAACAATAGATGTAAAAGCTTTTACTGGATAACTCCAAGCTTTAGTTAATTTACCTGAATTAGAAGTGAATACAAAGTCACCTGAGTGGTTAGCAGGATCGCCAAAATAGAAACGAATATCATTACCGTCGCTTTTGACAGTAAAGGTTTCTTGTGTTGAAATAGCTTGCGCCTGACGTTTTAATCGTGCAATAGCATCTATTGTTGGTTCAAACTCAACAGCCCATGTAGCACCCTTAAATGTTACTGGTTTAACGCGATCTTCTACAGTAGCTTTAGCCATTAAACGATAATCGTTTTTATAATCACCTGATTTTGTTTCAAAATGAATATTAGTTGGCTCACCGTCGCTGTTCTTTTCTACAGTAATGATAGCACTTTCATTATAATCTGTTTCGTTTGACAAAATAGTTTTTAATGTGCTTAAGCTAGGCATACCAAATGTGCCAATAAATTCACTAACAGGAGTGTTAAATGTACCATTAATGATTACAGTTCGGTCATCAGCTAACGCAAGCATTTTAGTTTCTTTGCCGGTACCAATGATTTTAAGTAATTCAATAACGCCCAAGCCGTTAGTGTGTTTAATCAATTCTAATAAATTATCTTTCATGTTTTTCCTTTGTTGTTAAAATATTTAGGCATTTATATTGTGTATTATAGTGGAATAAATTAAGAAAATCAAGTACTTGTTTAACCAAATGAAAATAATGTATCAAATGTGCTATTTGTATCTGTAGAACTTTTTAAATCCCAATTCAATACGCCAAGTAAGTTGTCAATTTTTTTATCGACTAGTGTGTTTTCCATTTCTAAATCATCAAATGGCAATTCAATAAACCATTTAGGCAATCTTAATTCATCTACTGGATACGCAATACTTGTAAAGTTTAATGGGTTGTTGCGTAGTTTACAAACAACTACCTTCATACCATCAACAATCTTCATACTATAATTGTCCCCATTTACTCTACGCAGATAGTTCCAATTCAATGCTCCGCGAACATGTCCCGGCATGTTTGCTTTTCCTGTACTGCTATTGGCTTCTTTTTCGCCATACATAGTAAGATTGTTTACAGACTTTGGACTACCCTTTGTCCAACTATCTTGTTGACTAAGCATGTTTTTAAAGTCTTTGATTTTTTCAATGACTTGTTCTTTGTTGCTGCCAGCCAACACACTTTCAAGTACATCCATTAAGAACTCTTGAACATACTTTGGAGTATCTGCTCGTTTAAGATCAAGACCCATTGCTTTGATATTACCACGTTTACCGTTTACATCTAATCTTTTGCCTTCTTTA